ACGTTAGAGGCATTAAGCCTCGCAATTGCAGCGGTGTGCTGGCTGCCGAGGCGTTGGATTAGTTCTTCGTCAGTCATGGCTCTCTCCTTTGATCGTGGCGAGGGTGGCGCGGGCGTCAAAAACCCAATCGCCTTGCATGTTGTATCCGTGCTTGTTGTGGTCATCCCAGGAGATCAAAGCCCATTCAATAACCTCCACCGCCTTCGCCAGCTTGGACGTCAGGGCTTCGATGCGGTCGGTCGCATGTAATGGATTACCGCAAGCGCCACAGCATGTTTCGTCACTCATCGTCCACCTCCATCATCTGCGCCACCAGTGCTGGCACCTTGCGCCATTTGTACAGGCTTGAGACACCGACGCGGTGCGTCTCAGCCGCATGCTGCACGCCGAAACGCTCGGCATCTTGCAAGGCGGCAAGGCGCAGGCAATCCGTCAGGCCGTAGTCTGGGTGAAGCCCGGTCATTACAACGATGTGCGCGTTATCACGAACAAATTCAATTGCTGCCTCGCAAGACCGCTTACTGTTAAACTCCTGCATTGCGACACCGTTTGTGCCGATCAGCACAATCAAAACGTAAGTCATCTGCGCCCCCTGTTCCAAGCCAGCCGCGAAATCTTGTTCGCCAGATCGTCCAGTTCCGCCACGCTCATGTCGCGGTTGTCCAACAGCGCCGTGTAGATCGCATTCGTCAGCCGCTTGCTGGGCAGCACAGCCGATCCCTGAATGATCGCTGCCACCGCCTCGGACTGCACGTCCCGTGTCGGCATCCGCGCCGCTTGTTTCTTCCAGAACATCATCTCTCTCCTCATGATGGTCATTGTTATGCTGCCTTCAGGTAGGTCGTCTCACCCCAAGGCGCTGCTGTTGCGTGGCTCCAACTCGACACCCACAATGTCGGATAGCTGGGTTCCTCTTCAGGATAATCCCAAACTTGCAGGTCACTCAAGTAAACCATGTTGTCCACCTCTAACTCGTTATCTTCGATGTACTGGAACACGGGCGAGACCATCGTGCCGCCGCGACCGCCGACGTGTATCTCATCGATGACCTCGCCGCGCTCATAGCGCCGCACTGTCCGCACCTCCGTGTCGCAGGTGATGACCGTGACCGACGCTGGCATGATGTCCTCGCTGATCGCGTTCAACTCGCCAAGAAACTGTGTCAGTTCGCCATGCGATACCGATCCGCTGGTATCGATGCCGATCACCACATTGCCAGCGCCGATCTTCTGGATTGAAGGCGCAACGATACCAGCCATGTGGTACATCGCACGCTGCGGTCGGCGCATGCTGTAGTCGTCGGGTTGGTCGCCACCAATGAACCGCCGCATGACATCACGCCAATCAACCTGCGCCTTCTTCATTTGCTGGATCATCTGATCGATCTTGAGTGGCAGCTTGCCGACAGCCTTGGCTGCGTTCGCCGCCATCATGACCTTGCTGTCGATGCTGGCTTCCATCTGCTGCTGTTCAGCGTTCGACAGTTCCTTCCCGCTCTTGCCCTTGGCATCGACCACCTCGCCAAAGCCACTGCCCTTTGCCTTCTCGCCTATGTTCTCAGGCAGTCGGTCGTAAGCAGCCTCGGCGCTGAGGTCTTTGTATTGCTCATCCATCAGCGCACCCATTGGCAGGATGAACCCACCCTCGAACAGGATGGGGTTGATGACGTAGTCGCAGGCATAGTTCCAACGCTCAGGATCACGCAGCCCACGCCGCAGCATGTGCTTCATCACGATGTGCATGACCTCATGTGCCAGCACGCCAATGCATTCGTCTGGCGTCATCCGATCCACGAAATCGGGCGACCACATGATGGACAGCCCGTCCGTACACATTGTCGGGATGGTCGGATCAGGTGAGACCTTTACCGACAGGCACAACGATCCAAAGAACGGGTGCCGCACCACCAACTGCGTGATGGCACGGGACATCTTCATTTGTGCGTCCATGTTTTCCTCCAAAAAGTTCAAGTGAACTAAAAACCCCAGCGAAATTTCGTCGGGGTTTGGTTTTGTTTACAGGATCAGGTTCTTGCCCACGGTCATGATCCAATCGCGCACAGGATCGACCTGCTTCAGTGACTTGTCGCGCGACAGTGCATCCTTGACCACGAAGGCAGCGAACTCTTGCTGCGGCAGGCGCATCAGGTACTTGATCACGTTGCCTGCGTTCTTGGGGTTCATCTTCACCGACAGCGCAGCGCAGATGGCGTACATCACAGCCGGGTCTTGGCTGATCATGGCCCCCATTGGGTTGGCAATCAGTTCGTCCATGTCCGGCACGATGCTGTACATCTCAATGAACCCTGTGAAGTCAGCCGTTGCACCGCGCCCGACCTGACCCGCCAGTGCCTCGCGTTCGTTCACCGGGCTGAGGCCCCATGACATGATCGATGCCACCCGTTCCCACGAACGTGGCGATGGGCATGCGTTCGCGTCACGGTCGAACTTGTGCAGCCACTCGGGGCGGAAGCGAAGGAAGGCACACACCCGCTCGTCGATCTTCTTGTTGTAGAAGTACTGGATGGTGTCTTCGAGGTCAGCCTCGACCTCAAGGAACATCAGGCGATCCTTCAGGTGGGACGGCATGGTGTTGGTGCCCGCACGATCTGAGGTGCGGTTGCCAGCGGCGACGATCACCCACCCCTCGGGCAGTTGATGCGGGCCGACCCGGCGTTCGTTGACGATCTGCGCCGCGATGTTCTGGTTAGCGGTCGGTGCCTGCGGCAGTTCGTCGAGGAACAGAACGCCCTTGCCCTCGGTCGGCATCCAATCAGGGCGCATGCGGATCATGCTCTCGCCGTCCTTTGATGGGACAGGCCAGCCGCCCAGTTCGCCAGCATCGTACTGTGCCAGCGACAGGATGCTGCACTGCATGTCCATGCTTGCCGCCACATCCTTGACGACAGTGGTCTTGCCTAGGCCAGCGCCACCGATCAGGTAGGGCACGACGTACTGTGCATCGCGTGCGTTCTTCAGGCTGAGGGCGTGGGTGATGGCCTTCTCGACGATGGCCTGTGCTTGGGAAAGTTTCATTGGTCGTTCTCCATTTCTCTGATGATCTTGTTGATTTGTTGGTCGATCCGCTCTTGGTCTTGGCGGATGCTGACGTGGAAGGATTTGTTTTCGAGCATGGCGCGTTGCTCTCGCAGCGCCACAACGCGCGGGTCTTTGTCGGCCAGTGCCTTTTGCTGCGCGAAGCGGCGGGACGTGCGGACGCTGGCATGCGCGTCTTTCATGGCGCGGGACAGGTCTTGCCTGCTGACGTGGCCAAAGTCGCGCCGCGACCACTTGTCTTGCGCGATCCACAGCCAAGCGAGGCGCATCGCTGCGCCTTTTGACGAGAAGTCCATGGTCTGGCTTTGCAGGCGTGTGATCGTTTCAAGCTTCATTACAGGCTCCAATTGTTCAGGCAGATAGGCCCGATCCCAAGTTCGATAGACACCGGGTCGGTCAGTGGCCGACCACAGCATGAGCATTGCCCGGTCAGTTTGCCGTGCTTGACGGCCTCACCTTTCGGGTCACGCGCCACAGCGACAACGTTGTCTGGCACGTCAGAGGCACAGGTCTTGGCAGGCACGAACATGCTGCCCACGATCTTGCCTTGATAGTCCGGGCCGCGCTTGACGTAGACAGCGCCAGCGTTCTTGCCGTTGGTGGGTGCCAGAGAAAAAGACAGGGCCGCAGCGCGGAACACGGGCTTCTTCACCTTGGCGTGAAGGAGCAGGTCTTTGATGCGCGACACATCGACGGCCCGCGTCATGTCCTGCTTCTGCGTTGCTGTCTGCTTGACCTTCAGGATCATGCGCTCGGCTGCGTCCCACTGGCGCTCCGACAGTTCGCCCTTGCGCTGGTACTGCAACAGCAGGCTGTGGGCGAAATCGTTCCACTCGATCATGGGCTTCAGCGCCTCGACGATCTCTTCGTATTCCATCATTGTGGTACCTCCGTCAGCGTTCCGTCCGCCTCTTCGTTGTAGACAGGCACGGGCATCCAACCACACGGGCCAAGTTGCTCGATCCGCCAGTCGATGATGGGCGTCTCCGGGCCCTCGTTGCCGTATATGTTCTTCGACCGCTGCGTTCCGATAACGTAGTTGACCACACGGATCGCGCCCTCAAAGGTCGGCTCGTCCCTTATCTTCCATTTAGCCATCACACGCGCTCCTTATGTGCCTGCAGTTCGCGCAGGATGTTGACAAGGGCCAAGGCGTGCCCGCCGTTCTGGATGGCGTCACGCGCGATCAACTCGATCTGATCGAGCGTCTTCTGCATCTGTTCCATTTCGATCTCCCGTTTAGTTCGTTTGAACTTTTCACCATGTGTCGGGCATCGACAGCATGGCGAACATGACGATCACCATCACGACCTTGAAGGCCAGAAGCTCTGCGATCTCGCGCATCATGCGAACACCCCCTCTTCTTCGCAGGCCTTGAACAGCGCGCCGATCTCCTCGCCGGAGAACCGCTTGCCCTTGCTGTTCATGGGGTAGGTGCGGATCACGCTGCTTCCCTGCGTCGTGACGTGCTTGAATGTCACGGGCTTGCCAGCCTTCTTCATGGCCAGCATGAACACCCCAATGTCGATGTCTTCTTCGAGGAAGACAGTCGGCTTGTAGTTCTTGACGACAGCGTAGCTGAACCGCGACACGTCTTCGAGCGTCACACCGACGCCCAGCATGTCCTGATACGGCACCTCAAGCCAGCCGTGGCCGTCGTCGTGGTGGAACGTGTAGGTCATGGTCATTTCTCCTTTTTCCCCCAGATCAGCACCCTGCCGATCACCTTCGACCGCAGGTCATCGCGGCCCAACAGTTCCTTGATGAAGTATTCTTCAAGGTCTTCGAAGCTTTCGAACTCGCAGCGGGTGTGTTCTTTCCCGTGCGCCTTGATCACAGTTTGTTTGATGAACATGTCACATCCTTTCTGTTCCATTGGATGCTGGCCCTGCAGGGCCAGACACCGATAGATCAGAACTCGCCCAGCCCCTCGGCCACAAAGGCAGCGACCGCAGCGTCCACGGTTTCATTCTCGGCACCCGCGCCAGCCTGTGCCGCCTTGGCAGCATCGCTGTTGCGGTAGGCACGACGCGCCGCCATCAACTCGCGCATCGCGTTCTGGAACTCGTCCAGTTCCTCATCGCTCAGGCCGTCCTTGAAGACGTTGCCCTGCACGACCTTGCCGTCTTCGTCCTTGGCGCTCGACCACTTGCCGACCACCTGCTCGGCCAGCATCTGGGCCTTGGACTTCTCAGCCTCGCCCTTCACGGCCTTGGCCAGCTTGTTCTCGCTGTCGATGCCGCTGCCGTCCAAGAACTCGCGCACCATCTGGGGGGTCGCGTTGGACATCCCGCCCAGATCGAACAGGCGCACGGCACCCACGCTGTTCTCGATGTAGCGTTTGGCGGTTGCCTCCTTCAGGCCCGCTTCTTCAAGCAGGGCGGAGCGCAGTGCCTTGCTGACGGCGCGGGGCAGGTTGCCTTTTACCAGCTTGACCGGGGCGATGCTGGCGATCAGTTCGCAGTAGGCACCGATCTTGCGGCTGTTGGCGACTTCGTTGTTCGCCTTGTTGTCGGCCTTGAGGCCAGCGATCTCGGCCTCGGCGGCGTTGATCACATTGATGGTTTCGTCGGCGATAATGAACTTTGACATCTGGGTTCCTCCATCTGGCTGTCAGTTGTTCTCGGCATGGTGCCGTGACTACGGCCCCCGCAGGGGCCGCAGATCAGAGCATCACGCTGCCACGGGCAGGGCGTTGGGGCGCTGGCAGGCGATCTGCTTTGCCATGACGCTGAAGGCGAGGGCTGCATGTTTCGGCAGCGATGCCCAGCCTTGTGAGCAGCACACCCACACGCCGTCTTGGCTAACCACCACATCGCCGACCGACATCGAACGCAGGCCCTTGCAGTGGTAGATGGGCTGGACACCCGTGTCGAACGGCGCACCGTTGTCGTAGTCGAACACGGCATCCACGCTGCGGGCCTCAACCGTCAGGCCGTGGTGGTACAGGCCGACCAGCGCAGCGCACATGACGTGCATGGGCATCTCGGGGTTGTCACCCTTTGCGAAGGACAGGCGACTGTAGGTGGTGCCCTCCGGCGAAGCGTCCCAGCCCTTGGCGTTGATGGCAGCGGAAACGGCGTCGGACAGGTGCAGTTTGTAGACGTGGTAAAGCATTTCAGGCCTCCTTATGGCTCAGTGCTTGGATCAAAATCGCGCTGTCTGCGGCGTTCAGCAGCAACTCGGCGAAGGGGTGTGTCTTGTGGTAGGCAGCAATGCGCTTGGCATTGGCGGCTGACGGGTCAGCGATGTAGAGGGCAAGCAGTGTTGACATTACCACGCCCCCATCATTTCGCTGCGGTGTTCGTCCAGCACCTTCACCACCCGCTTGCAGGCAGCGATAGCAGCCTTGGGCGTCTTGGCACTGCCAATGGCAACGCCGATATCTTCATCACTCCAGCACTCGGCCAGAAAGTCCCAGCCGTCCTTGCCCCAATGGGCGTCGGCGTGGTCGCGAACAGCGCGGATCAGTTCATCCATGTCAGTCTCCTTTGGGTCAGTATCCAAGCCACTGCAGGACATCCTGCGCGGCGTATTGCGGGTGGTCGCCCATGTCGTCGATGAAGGTGCCGATCTCGTCGGCAAGGCCGTGGTCGGCGATCTCCTTCAGGGCGCGGGCTTGGGTGATCATCTCGCCCTCGGCGCTTTCATAGTAGGTCATGTTTTCCTCCTCAGTTTGGTTGGCCTTTTGGATGCCGCCCCCGCAGGGGCGGTCACATGAAGGTCAAACGCCTTCCATGATGGAAACAGCTTCTTCCATCAGGTCATTGGCCATGGCGTCCAGCGCAGCAAACCGGGCGATATGGATGGCGCGGTCAGCCTTCCACGCCTCGTTATTGCCTAGGTAGTCACGGCCATGGGGCGACAGCTCTTGCAGAGCTTTCATCGCAGCATGCAGTGCGCGGTTGGCCTTGATCCGCATCTGGATCATTTCGTCACGGCTGGTGCCGTTGTTGTTGATGACGGGGTGCATGATCATGTCTTTTCCTCCAGTTGATTGAGCCACCAAAACGGCCCACCAAAGGGCCGTTCGAATTGTTCAATCATAAGCACCTCTGCCGTTCTCTGGGGATCAGGCCAGCGCAACGCTGAGCCATCCGACCCTTCCGATACCAGACCGTGTTTTAAGCGATCACCTGAGCATCAGTGCTGCACCCCGTTTGGTGGGAAGACCCCGCTTTGTGGGCCGATCAGACTGCCGGGCAAAAGCCCCTGTCCAATCCGCGCTAGGCGAGAACCTGATCCTGCTGGCCGTGCGAGGCCTTTATGTCAATTCCGCTGGATCGTGGCGGCGGTGCCGGGGTCAGGGTGGGGGGGCTGAAGCGCCGCGCCGTCCCTTCCGACACCAATAGACTTAGTTCCCTTTCACACCCCTGTCAACACCTATGTTCCCTTGTTTACCCTTACATGCAGCATGGCAGAAAGCCCAATCATCACAGGGGTTTGGGATGGCAAAAAAGCCGGGAACGTGTAGGATGCTGAAAGTTCGTTGGAACTTTTTCTGGCATCACGCTGGGGCCAGATCAGCCAAAACGAATTACCCCAAACATTCAGGGGGTTGAATGTATCAAACCCCGAAAGCCCAGCGCAGCGCAGGACGGATCGATGAACAAACCAACACTGACAGTGGTGTCCGACACGTCGAACACAGGCACCAACACAGAGGCCAAGACCCCAAGGGGAAGGGCGTACAAAGGCCAGCCAAAGACCAGTGGCCCAAAGACGCCCGTGAACAGCGAAGGCCTCACAGCCAAGCAGGAGGCGTTCTGTCACGCTATCCTCGGCGGCAAGGGATGGAGTGACGCATACCGCGAGGCATACGATGCTGAGAACATGAGCGCAGCAAGCGTTCACCGCGAAGCATTCGCACTGGCGACCAGCCCCAAGATTGCATCAAGGCTGGAACGAGCAGAGAAGGAAAGACAGGCGGAACAGCGCATGCAGCGGCTCTCTCGAGCAGAACGCGTCATTGAAAAGCTGGAAGGTATCGGTGTTCGGGGCGATGCTGCGGACGGCACACAAGTGCGGGCACTGGAACTGTTGGGCAAGACGCTGGGCCTGTTCGTTGACCGGGTTGAGACGGAAGACAAGACGCCGCGTGATGCAGACAGCATCCGTGCAGAACTGGAACAGCGGATCAACAGGCTGATGGGTTAGTTCAATTGCACTTCTGGCAGGGGGGGGGGTCTTGGCGGGGGGGGGTGTCCCTTATTCCCGCAGCCCTCAAACGCGGGCCGTACAGCAGCGGTGTGTGCTGTCAGGTAGGGTGACCGCAGACATCATCGACTTGGGCATCTAGCGGGCAGCACAGAGCGTCTACGATGGGGTCAGCACTGGGTGCAGCGGCGTCAGGACGGTCGGCCTGCGACGGAAACGGCCATGGGGCGACCCCCACCTACCCCCACCCCCCCTGATCGCGGGCTGGCCGATGGCCGGGGCATACATGATGTTCCGCTCAAACAATTAGCAAACCGCTAGAAAACCCTTCTTCTTCCGCTCAAACAATTACCAAGCCTGTAGAAAACCCCCTACCCCACCTCTTTTTTTCCACTACTCAACCGGAGATAGGTAAAAACCCGGAAAAACACCAGACATGCCTAGGAATCCTACACCCCCCGGTAGTATTTCTGGCTAAGATTCAGAACTGTTTTGCTATTTCTTTGAACTTTTTACACAAAGCGTGTCGTCTGGGATTACCCGCCAACGCAACTGCGAATGTGTAACGGCTACAGGTCTGGGAGGCGGGTGTTTTTTTTGTTTTGACCCTACGACGTTGGGTGCCGTGCGTGAGATGCGCGGTTTACCAGTTCCCTCTGGCTTTTCCGATGAAGTAGACGGCAGCCACAAGGATGGCGACGGCGCAGATTGAGGCGGCTATGCCGACGCTCCAGAGGATCACGGCCTCTTTGATCTCCACTCTGCGGTATTCGGTCTCTTGGCGCTGTTTGCGAACGCGCCGTATGGTTTCTTTGTACTCTTCTAGACCGTCATGGCCGTATGTGTAGCCAATCATTGTCTCAACGTCCTTCTTCATCTGCTGCACCTTCTTCTGTGCAGCAAAGATGTTCATGGCTTCTTCTTCGGCGGAGCCACCGAACTTCCACCATGGTGGGTTTTGGGCTTTTTCTGCGGCGTAGTTGATGTCCGCGTAGGCACCCGCGAACTTCGACATGGCTTGGGTTGCGTCACGCCCTGCGGATATGAGCGACTGGATGTTTGACACGGCACCTGCCGCGATGGAGAGGGCGGTAAACGGGTCGATCATTTTGATATCCTCCGAACGAACGGGCATGCGCTGAATGGCTTTTGGACGAAGCTATGGTGGGTGCCGTCAGGTGAGGTGTACCTGCATATCTGAACGAAGGTGTTGCGACCTTCGAGCCAGAGATGTGTGAAAGATACAAAGATCAGGACGACTTCCATGGCGGTTCTCCCGCCTGAGTCTCCCGCCTCAGACATAAAAATCTATACACGAATCGAGCCCTTTGCTCAACACGGTGCCAGACATGAGATGCCACAATGTCGTGTGACAAGACTCTTTCCGATTAGGTTAACGGAGGAGGTAGCGCCGTTAACCTTTTAGAGTCCGTAAGAAGTTCTCTTGAACTTTTCTCGCGCGCACACGCGCGAACGACGTATAGACGTTAAGGAGTCGGAAGACGTTATGTATAGTGTATATAAGTCGGAAGACGTAATAGGTATTATATATATATACTATTACGCGCGCGCGTTAGTAGTTATATACTTAGGGCCGTGAGGTTTGGGTTTCTCCCACCCGTGCCTCATAGGCAGGCAGGCGCACCCCACCCGCGTCTGTCTGCCGCCACAAAGGAGAGCCACATGAGCAGTCTTGCCGCACTGAAGGATAAGATCGGCACCCTACCGCTGGAGGAGCAAGCCAAGCTCCTTGATCTCCTGACGGAGCTTGAGGAGGCTGAGAACAAAACTGCCGCGAAGGATAACTTCATGGCATTCGTTAGGATGATGTGGCCGAGCTTTATCGGCGGCAAGCATCACAAGACAATGGCCGAGGCCTTCGAGCGTGTTGCGCGCGGAGAGTTGAAGCGTCTGATCATCAACATGCCACCTCGACACACCAAGTCAGAGTTTGCATCCTACCTTCTGCCCGCTTGGTTTCTTGGGAAGTTCCCAGAGAAGAAGGTTATTCAGACGGCACACACAGCCGAACTGGCCGTCGGCTTTGGTCGTAAGGTCAGGAACCTGATTCAGTCAGAAGACTTTAACAAGGTTTTCTCTGGCATCACGCTATCGTCAGACTCAAAAGCCGCTGGCCGCTGGAACACCAACAAGCGTGGCGACTACTTCGCTATCGGTGTCGGTGGTGCCGTCACTGGTAAAGGCGCAGACCTTCTGATCATCGACGACCCGCACTCCGAACAAGAGGCACAGCAGGGACAGTTCAACCCCGAAGTCTATGATCGGGTCTATGAATGGTACACCTCCGGCCCACGTCAGCGTCTCCAGCCCGGTGGTGCCATCATCATCGTTATGACCCGGTGGGCAAAGCGAGACCTAACAGGGCAGATTCTAAAATCCACGGGAGACCGTAAGGGCATGGACGACTGGGAGGTCATTGAGTTCCCAGCAATCATGCCATCAGGAAACCCGCTCTGGCCTGAGTTCTGGTCATTGGAAGAACTGGAGGCACTGAAGGCAGAACTTTCCATCTCGAAGTGGTCTGCCCAATACCAACAAGACCCAACCTCTGAAGAGGGGGCACTCATCAAGAGGGACTGGTGGCGAGAGTGGCCGGAAGACGAACCCCCCTCTTGCGAAGCTATCATCCAGTCTTGGGACACAGCATTCTTGAAAACGCAGCGAAGCGACTACAGCGCCTGCACGACGTGGGGTGTGTTCTATCACCCGGACAAAAATGGCAAATCTATGCCAAACATTATCCTGCTTGATGCCTACAAGGAGAAGCTTGAGTTCCCAGACCTGAAGCGTGCAGCCTACGATAAGTTCAAAGAGTTTGACCCCGATCAGATGATTGTTGAAAAGAAAGCATCTGGTGCACCG